GGTGAGGTTGAATCTCTGGCTGAAAATGTTTTATCTAATAAAGTAACATCTTGATTAAAAGTTATTAACCCAAATATTTCTCCTTTTTTAGTTTCTTCCTGTGCCTCTTCTATCAAACTATCATTGAATCCTATAAAATCCGCCGCAGTATCAACCTTACTAGAATCAGTTATCCAGTTTTTAATTGTATTAGTTCTGTGTTCAGCGGGGAAAGAATTAAATGCGTATGCATAATTTAAATTTGTAGTACCCTCATATGATTCAATTTCAGCTTCACTAAAAGCAGGTTCGTTTGAAACTTTATCCGAATCGGTAGTAATTGTTTCCTGGCTCCTTCCCATCAATATTTCTCCAATAGAGCAAACTTTAACGGTTACACCATACTCTTCTCCATTTATAAAACTTTCTCCACCTGTTATAATACCAACCATATTATCATAACAACCATTATTTTTTTGTCTGACTTCATTTAATGCCTGCGGATTTCTATTATATAAATTTACATTACCCGCATCAGCTGATAAAGGTATTACAGTCTTACCAGATGATAAACTTTTGTTCCACCCCCATTGAATAAAACAACTTATTCCTGGTTCTAAGAAATATTCCTGTAATTTAGATAGGTCATCTATGGTGTAACATTTAATTTTAAACGTAGCTTTTCTTAAAGTTCCTTTACTCGCAAAATCAACTGAAAAATCTGTTACCATTGGTCTAGGTCTAAATCTACCTACACCATCATTATGATACATTCCATTAGACCCAAAAAGGTCTGGATAAGATGCACTTCCCAATTCATACCCTCCTCCTAAATTAGATGTTATTTGTATCCAAGGCACCAATTGAGATGCCTTAATTGGGTCTTTTCTAGTGTTCAATTCAGTATCAATAAATGCATCTATTGATTTTATAAAAGGAAATGCCATAAAAATATATTATACTTTATTTAATACTTCAATTTTGTCAGCCGGTATTCTTAGTTGTATACCAGGCTCTAAACCTAAATTTACAGAGTTTAAATTATTAGCCTGTGCAATTATCCACCATAGAGATGGGTCATTGTAATATTCTCTTGCTAATGTATCCAATCTATCAGTTTCCTGAGTAATAATATATATATCACTATCTTTTTTGGCAATCTGGCTAGGTATAACGGTTTCATAAACTCTTTTTCCGTTAGCCAATCTAATTGCACCTGTATTATTGTATCTCATAATATAAAAATATATTGTTATTTAAAAACCTCCACCTGCGCCACCGCCACCGAAAGTACCTCCACCAAATTGAACTTGTTTAGTACCATCAGGTACATTTGTTCCTTTAATTTTCTTTTCTACATTTTTAACAGGAACAGGACCTTGTGTTCCACCGGCAGCCGTTCCACCGGCAGCCGTTCCACCTGTTCCACCACTACCTTTGGCTGCATTATTTTGCTTATTACCATCCGATGTAGTATCTCTAGTTACAGCAGGTCTTACATCATTACTCAATGAAGTACCAAAATCATACAATCTAGTAGTAGTACTTCTACTTTCTATAAATGTTACACCAATTGATGCGTTTAAAAACTTAGGTAATCTAAAACTTTTCATACTATAGTTAACATCATTGTATCCTACTCTAGCCGTATCACCAGCATTATCTATAAGAAATCCTGTTTTAGTAATAGGGTCATATATTCTATTTTCACCTTCTTTTATACCTTCATTCGTTCTTGCAATGGTAGTAAATGCTTGTCCAGAATTACTTATTACTTCTCCGCCTGGATTAGCTCTAAATTTTCCATTAAATTCATAATCGTTATCATAATAATCAGAAACTCCGTATTTCATTTGTCCATCTCCCAGTTCCCAAAGATTTTCACTATCTTCAATTGAATAACTTAAACTATCTAAGAAGCAAACTCTATTGTGGTATAAATCACCAAAAGTAAATTTAGCTAAATTAGGTAAAACTATTCCACCATCCGTATATCCTCCTGGATAATTAAAGTTAGCTAAGAATTCAATTTTTCTCCACATCATTGCCAATTCTATCGAAGACATCGCATACGCCTTAAGGTTAAATGTTACCTTTCTTTCTATTCCTGTATAATTGTAAAAATTAAATGGTGACCCAATCATTTTACTATTTTCCCAAGATGGAGAAAATGTTTCATTAAATCCACTTACGATTGCTCTAAAATAAATTGTCTCACCACTGCCCATATTAGTAAAACGAAGTGGTATTAAATCAACCTCATCTATTGTTTTTCCATTATACTTTATAGAAGCCAATTCAGATACTGTAAATACTCCTGTTTGATTTATCACATCTGATAATGTTTTCAATCCTCTTCTCGTTGAAAGTGAATCTGTGACATTTGATGTAGTGTCTGCTGAATTATTAATTCTTGTTCTTAAACTAAATCTATCCTTCTGAGTTCTTTTTTTAGGTTGAATAAATCCTAATATTGGATTAGTTAATATTTTACTGGATACCAATGGCCCCGCTGCTGAACCAGACTGATATGGATTTGTAATTGTATTATACTGCTGTAATTTATCCGCAGTAGGTTCACCTTTCTTTTTATTTAAGTCTGTATCAGATAATCTAAACGCAAAACCAGATACACCAAATACTCCTTGAGTTCTTTTCAATCCTTTTGTAGGAGAATTAAGTTCCCAAGGTTTGTTGATTAACATCTTGCTACCTAATAAAACTGATGTAGATAGTGGGAATGGTGCGGTAGATGGTCCACTAAATCCTCCTTGCCTTTCATATGGGTTTACATTTGTATAAACAAATTCTAAATCCTTAATAGTAGGTTCTCCAAATTTTTTGTGATTAGTATTATCGGATAAACTAAATGCGAATTCTTTATTTAATCCAAATAGGCCACTCTGAAGAGCAGGATTAGCTATACCCCCTGCAGGTGAGTTTAATCCATAGGGTTTATTAAGTAACAATTTACTACCCAACGTAACTACGGTTTCTACTCTAAAATCAGGCATAGTAGATTGACCTGCAAAATTATTAAATGGACTATATGGATTTTCTCTAGTATATATCCCCAGTAAATCCGCTAATTTAGGTTCACCAAATCTTTGATTTCTACTACCATCGGAAAGACTAAACGCATATTCAGTATCACCAAATCTTGCACTTTTTCTAGCTAACGCAGATGCATATGCTGAACCATCGGAAGGTGAATTTTTATCAAAAGAGTTTCTTAAAGAAGTAGGAACAGGACTTAAAAATCTACTACCATTATTTAATTCAGCTGATTCTACATTTGGTAATCCTTTTGTTCTTGCATTAGGATTGGATGATGTGTATTTATCCCCTATCCAATATCTATTATCCTGTAAGAATGCGGAAGTAGGTTCACCCTTTCTTCCGTTTAATCTCATACCATAACTCTTTGTTCCTAAATCTCTACCATATATTTCACCTTTTCGTGTGAATCCCTTAATAGGTGATACCGCTGATATATCTAAATAATTTAGAGATAAAGTTTGCGTATATGTACTCATTGAAGATTCATAGTTAGCAGTAGATGCATATTTTCCTACAAATCCATTATGATTTCCTTTTGATAATGATGCAACCGTCTGACTTCCGAATAATGCAGTTCGTATTGCTCCCTGAGTAACTTTTAATCCACCTCCAATTATTTGTTTAGCTAATTGAGATGGAGTACCTCCACCAGTTTGCTTTAAGAATCTACCAAATGAAGTACCTGCTGCATCTTTCTTAATTTCACCAATAGTAATCATCGTATCAGGCTCTTTTCCCTTTTGAAGTTTACCCGTATTGATTACATAAGTTGGATAAGTATCCTGAGGCAATCCTAATTTTTTAGTTACAAATCCTTCAACTTTTTTTAGTGCCCTTCCTATTAAACCATTGTTACCACCTTGTGTACCATTGTTGTTTATGCTATCTTTCATAGCCTGAACATCGTTGGTTTTTCTGGTAGTTAATCTGATAATATCAGTTCCATATAATATAGGAGATGATAGTAATCTAAGCGGTCTGATTCCACCAAATTCCTCCTCTAATAAAGTTTCCTTAGTTCTAAACCCTATTGTTTTTCTAATACCATTCATTGCTTTAAATGGTAACCCCATAAGAGGATTATTCGATGAGATATTGATATCCTTACTATTACGGATATCATAAGTTTTCTCAGCAGTTTTTCCACTACTCTGAAGTTGTTTTGACCTGAATAATTCTTCTATCGTTTTTCCCATTATGAAGTAATTGGATTTTTAGCAGCACCCCTACCAACTGCCGCTGTTACTTTTGCACCGTCCATATAAACATCTTTATTAGATAAATATGCTGCTTTCAATTCATCTAATTTTTGTATTATTAAATCATCTTTACTTTCTCCTCCACCTGCACTATCACCACCAAATAAAGAACCCGCTACTGCACCAACTGCTCCTGCCACTAATAGTACAGGAATAGCCGCTGTTCCCATTGCCGCAACCATCGCTAATGAATATGCTAATGCTGTAAATGCACCCGCCATTGCCAACACACCTACCGCAGCTTCTATATTCATAAGTGGTAATAATGCCGCCATCATATTTGTTATACTACCTACGATAACTGATATACCACTTGCTATAGCCGTTATCACTCCTACTAAAACTTCTCCGATTGCTTTTACCAATGGAACTAATAAACTTAATCCAAATGCAAATATAGTAAATGCGGCTGCTAATGCTAAAATTACCGCAACTCCTAACCAACCTACAGTTCCAGCAGTTGAACCAAATCCTACTAAGGCCGGTCCCAATAAATTTAATGCTGCCGCTGTTGGTATTGCTGCCGCTGCAAATAATGCCATACCAATCGCTCCTGGAATCATCAATGTAAATGCAATTGCTGCAGCACCCACTGCTATAGAACCAGGAATAGTTGGAGCCATTTTATCCAATCCTTTCGCTAACAATCCTAATCCTATTCCGGCTGGCGCTGCAAATACTGATAACAATGCCATTCCTATTATACCAGGAATAATTAATATAAATCCTAATGATGCTACTGCTAATGCTAATGAACCCATCATCACAGAGCCATCACCCATTTTTTTCAATCCTTTTGCCAATTCACCTAATCCTTTACCAGCACTATCAGCAAATTTAGAAACTCCCCACATACCTATTAAACCAGGAGTTAATAATAAAAATCCTATTCCCGTTGGTATTAAGTTTAAAGCTCCCTTAAGAACTTTAGTATCACCCATTGCCTTCAATCCTTTTGATAAATCTTTAAGTTTATCACCCATTGATTTATCCTTATTAACTGCATCAGTTGCTCCTTCGACACCTTCAGGTGAGGTTACTGAATCTATTTTACTATCAACCAAATCCTCTGCTTTTTCGGATGCCTTATCCTGAACTTTATCTGTTATACTATCTTGTACTTTATCTACTACTTTATCTTTTGCACTATCTATTACATCACTTGCAGGACTTTTGCCACCTGTTACCATTCCCCACACCTTCTGTGCCCCTGCCACTACTAATCCCTTAACCATATCCCACACCTTAGATACAACTCCACCGAACATACCATCAAATGCCTTTATACCCCCACCTAACTGACCCATTAATATAATAGCCTTTCCTATAGCACCAATGAATCCACCTCCGAATTCATTTACTATCGCACTTATACCTTCCTTCATTGTACTAAACTCTTCGGTCAAAGTACCGGCATTTTCAGCGATATTCTGCTGATTCATATACATCTTTTCCAATTCCGCTACACTTATTCCTAATGCTGCGGCAGCTGCATCTTTCTGATACGCATCCATTTTATCCCACTCAGCCTTATCACCCAATTGTCTAAGTATTTCAGACATTGCCTCCTCTTGCTTACCCATATAAAATAACTCTCTTGCTCTACTTAAATTCAAGTCCCTACCTAACATTGCACTAGCTTCTAATTCTTTTTCAATTGAAGTTTCGAAATCTAATAATGTGTCTGCTATTTTAGCAGTAGTTGCAAAAGTTACACCTAATTGTCTAGCTTGTATAGCTGCGTTCTTAATGTTATCTCCACTTCCTTTTGCATATTTTGCAAACGCTTCTCCGTTAGCCGCTAAATCTTTCATTACTGCTGATGGTAAAACACCTCTTAATTTTGCGGTAGCCTGAAGTGATTTAAGCATATTAGCTGCTTGCTCTGAAGTCGAACCTCTCATTTTACCAAACTCTGATGTTAAATATGCTGCCTCAGTACCACTTATACCCATATTATTTGCAATCAAATTGGTATTCAATTGAGTACCAAATGATGCTTCACCCATATCACCTAAATTTTCAGCTAATCCTTCTGCTACTTGTTGAGATTCTTTAAATCCCATTCCTAATACTCCAGCTGATGCAGTAAATCCATTAATCTCTTGACCTACCATTCCAAATGCCTTTTGCATTTCAAACACCTTACCAACAACTTTACCTACTCCAACTATGAGTAATCCAATTGCCAATGATGGTTTCTTCAATGCAGCAGTTATTTGATTAGCAACTGCATTTAATCTACCTTTCATTTCATCTACTTCCTTAGTTAACTCTTTATATGCGGCTACCTCATCATCGGTTAACCCATTCATTATCTCAAGTTCACGATTCGCCTTTTCTAAGTTTTTATTGAAATCACCTACTATACTACCTAATTCTCTGTTCCCTTCTATCAAATCTTGATTTGACTTTACAAAACTTATATAGTCTTTTCGAATATTTACTAAATTGTCTGCCGCGGCTATCTGTTCTTCTTTAGTACCGGATGCTGCAGATAAAACATCTCTTTGTGCTTCTGCTACTTTGTACGCTTTTTGTGCAAATTGTTCGGCGAACTCTATATCAGCTGGGTCAGTTAAACTAACCTGAACCTTACTTAATGATTTAAGTTGTCTATCCATTGAAGTGAACGACTTACCTAACTCAGTAGTTGCTCTTTCCGATATAGATATCTGAGATGCTAAATCACTAAAATCGGAAACAGTGGTTTTTATACCTTTTGCTTTGTTAATATAGGCTTCGGTTTTACTAATCTTTTCTTGCAAATCCGCAATAGCAGCCGCATCACCCCTTTGTTGAGCAGCAGCTAGGTCCTCCTGTTGTTTGGCTAAATTTTCGGTTGCCTTAGCTTCGGCGTTGATTAGTTTTATTTTTTCCCCTGCCATTTATTACTACTTCTTCTTATTAATTTTATCTAATACTTTCTGCAAATCAGCTAAAGAATCACTTGTATCTCTAAGTGCTTTAGCTAATTCAGGATTTCTTTCTGCTGATTTTTCTATGAAATACTTATCTAATCCTCTTTTATAGGAGTCTATAAAGCTATCTACGAATTTGTTAAGAATTCCTTCTTTAATAGGTTGTTTCATTGTGAGTATATTTTTACTAATATAAATATTGGATAAAAAAATAAGGGGTGATTACACCCCTTAAATTTTACTATCTCATCCTTACTTTTGAAGAACCACCTGAAGGAACTTTTGTTTTCCTATTGGCTCTATCATATTCTTCTTTTTCTTTTTTCTTTAAGTCAATTAACTTCTTAAGGTAAAACCTTCTCCAGTGAATTGGCATCGTATATACATCTTTCCAAGTAAACCCATTACCATATTGAACCAAACTCCAAATTTCTTCGTGAAGTTGGGTAGAGTAATTAGTTGGAAGGGTAAAAAAAGCTAACCCCAAATGGGATATCAAGTGCCTCCGTCTCACCAGTAATATCAGATGTAAATTCAAATTTTAAATCCAAATCGGGTGCAAAATCTCTAATATGTGCTCTTAATGCTCTGCTATCCTGAGCTAACAATTGATTAGTTACCCAATTATTAATGAATCCTCTTTCAGTATTACCTTCGACTTCCACTATCATTTTTCGTAATCTAGTTGTAACTTCAACCGGATTAGTACCTTTGGATAACTTATCTAATGCCGCTACTTCAGCCTGAACATCTTTTTCATCCTTATGTGATAATAATTTGAATTTAATCTTTTTACCAGATTGAGGTAAAGTAAATTCATATTTATTATCTCTTTTTAATAGAGAATAATCAATATCCTTTGTTTTAACCTTCGCTAAATCAATTGTTACTTGTTGTCTCTCACCGCTAAATGGGTCAGATACCTCTACTTGATAAGCCGCTCCATATCCTAAAATACGAGTTGCTAACATAATAGCGTTCTTATCACCTGTAACTAAATCATCGATTGATGCATCTACTACTACAGATTCTAATAACTTATCTAATACTATACCTTTTTTGATTAGGTTTTGTGAAGAAAGAATATCTTCTTCCTTTGCGGTCATATACTTTATCGTAACTTGTCCGCTCGCCAATGGATGTCCCTCAGGGTAACACTTTCCTTCTGATGGTAATGATATAACCTCAGTTGGGAATTCATAATTTTTGTCTGCCATAATAATAACTTATTGTTTGTATATAAATATATATATCACAAATTTTCAAAACAAAAAAAGGGGATAACATTTCTGTTTCCCCTTTTATATTTTATTCTTTTATTAGAATTCTAAGATTGCGTAATCGTAAGTTAAAGTAATTTCGATTGATGCAGGGTCTGTAGCATTACTCCAATCCAAGTCACCGAAGTTAGCTTGAGAGATAAATGCTCCTTTTAATTTCCATTGTTCAATCTTATCACCTACTGGACCTAACATATAGAAATCCACATCCTTCTTATAGAATTCTGCGTATCCATCTCTACCTGTTAATGATTCATGTGATGTTCTAATCCACTCCATTACCGCTTGAGCTCCAGAAGGAACAATTGGGTCAAATAGCGTAAGTGCTACATCTTGCCAATCTCCTTTACCTTTCAACTTTCTTTTTACGTTGATGTGGTCTAATACTACTGTCTCAAATTGGATAGTAGGTCTGTTAGCTACTCTCACTAAATATGAAGGGATACCATCGATTTCAACGATGAATCTATTCTTCATCTTTGGTTCGAAATTGGTATAAAACATTTCGTTAAATTCTAATACGTCTGCCATTTTATTGCTTTATTTTATATAAATATTAGTTATTCAAATTATACACTAAAAGTTGCTCCAGTCGGTAAGATATTGAAATCAATTACGATGAATTCAGCAGTCTTAGCAGGTTGTAAAAACACAGAACCTTGTAATATGTTTCTGTCGATTACATCTGGTGTATTATTTGTTTCATCCATAACCACTCTAAATGCGTATAAACCTTGTCTTTGTTGAACACTCTCCAAATAAGGATTTACAGTATTTAAGAATTTAGCTCTTGTCTGTCCGGTGTTTTGTTCGAACACTAAGAATCTTGAAGTAGATGCAACGAACTTCTTTAAGTTAATTAACAATCTTCTTACGTTGATTCTATCTAATGCAGATGAACTTTCTTGTAATGTTTTCTGTCCGAATGCACTAATACCTTGTCCAGGAAATGCCGCAATTGGATTTACCTTTCCTTCATATAATGTATCTCTTTCAGATTGAGTTAATCTATTCATCACTTGAACAGCTCCCTGAATACCACCTCTGTTTAAACCAGCTGGTGCAAACCATTCAGCACCTAATCTATCATTCTGTGCGTATGTACCAACTAATAAAGTTGATGGTGGAACTGCAACAATTTTATTTGTTATAGTATCAATTGTTTTAACCCAAGGGTAATAAGTTGCAGTATAGTTAGAATCAACTAATGATGCTTGCTCTACTACATCTGTTATCGAACCATCTGCTCCAACAAAGTCAGCAATGTAGAATACATCTTCTCTTGCTTCACAAAGGTCAATTGCTTTTGTTGTTACAAAAGGATGTAAACTTCTAACGATACCAGGAGTTACTAATAAATTTATATCAAATTCATCTGGATTAGAAACAGCGTTTAATGCTTTTGTATAAGCTTTAGTACCAGCAGTTGTAGATAAACTACAATTAAATCCTTGTGTATTAGTTGCAGTAATCTGTTCTCCTTTTAAGATATCAACAGTTGGGTCAACACCTGCATATCCACCTTGAAATGCCAAACAGAAATTTCTTTTTGCAGTATCAATATATTCTCTAGCTGCTCCACTTCCTGCTCCTGCTGCAACCGCAGTTATTACATTACCTACAGCCGCAGTATATCCTGCTATACCTGTAACGGTAGCCCAGTTAGTACTTCCAACAGTAGTGATTACATATGAACTACCACTTACAAAATTTTCGTCAGCAATAATATCACCGGTTAAATTTGCACTTAATCCTACACCATTTGCAGATAAAGCGTTATCTAAAGCGAACCCTACATTTAATCCTACTCCATCATTGTTAACTGGAAGAGCTTTTAAATAATTTTTATTATTTTTAGCAGATTTTGCACTCGTATCTCCAAATTCAAACCCACTTGAATTAGTACCATTCGTAGATGCGTTTGTATATTTTACTACAGGAAAGTAATTAGCGTGTGTAGCAGATGTAAACGCAACTGGAACCGTATAAGCAGCAAATCCAAAAGGAATAGCCGTTATTGGATATGTACCCTCTGGTCTAACTTCTATTCTAATATATTTACTTTTATTAGAATAATCACCATTTTCGGTGATTTTACCAACCGAATCAATTGTTAGATATCTATCACCAATTCTTCTAGATATAAAATTAGGAGAAGTTGGGTCTAAATTTAAATTATTATAAGTTTCTAAAATTACCTTTCTTTTATCGGTATCGTTAAAATCTCGTATTGTTAAAGTAAATGTTCCGTAATTAGTACCATCAGATGATTTTACATTAGAAATTTGAATTTTATATCTAGTATTTTCATTTTCACCAACTGATAAAGTGTGTACTTTAAATAGATTATATCTACTAGTTCCGTTAAATATTTGCGATTGTACAAAAGGAGTTGCCGCAGTTTTATATGCAGACTCACTATCATCTGTAAAATTCTGTACATCTAATGCTAATCTTTCAACTGCAGCAATATTATTTGGATTGAAATTGTTTGAGGTAGCATCACTTACATCGAAAAATATGTTAGCGTACATATCTTTTTCAGAAGCAGGTGTAGTTCCTAATACCTTATCCAAAGAATTTTTATCAGATGGGGTAAGTGATACTGTATAGTTTGTTCCATCTAAAGTTATTATCGGAGCACTTACCGTAGTATCATCAATAGTAGATACCGTAGCGGTTGCAGTTTCAGTATTTTCTAATACAGCTACGATAATATTATCACCATCTCCATCTTGTGCTACTACAGCAACAGTTCCATCTGAACCTCCTGCTAAAGTAGTATGTCCATCTGTACCTGCTACTCTAACAACAGTTACCGAACCGGCATCTCTTAAATAATTTTGTACTGTATAACCTGTGTAATAATCTTTCGGTGTTCCGAAGATTTGTTCGTATTCAGCTTGTGACGTTACTAACGTAGGAACGAAAGCAGGTCCCTTTTCTGTAGGGCCTACAACAGCTGCACCTATTTGTGATATACCTTGTGGTAAGAAAGAAAGGTCGTTTTCTCTCGTAAATACACCAGGTGATACAATTTTCTCTGCCATATTAATTGTTGTTTAATTTTTGTTTACTACTATAAATATCAAATGAAACCTCCAAAATATTATTATGCGGGTTTAAATTCGCCGGTAATTAAATCTACACTACCTTCACCATAAGAAGTTTTTAGTTTTTCGAATAAATCTGCCTCTCTTTGTTGGATTTCTTTTAGAGATGCATAGTTTATTTCGTTCTCTTCTTCCAATTCTTTAATTCTACTTTGAACTGAACCGATATTAGCAAATGCATTAGCAAAATCTGTTCTTAATTCATTGATTGTTTGTAACTCTTCTTCCGATAACTTTTTGTTTTCCATTTTCTTTAAATTTGGGTTTGTTTATACTAATATATATGTATAAATATTACGATAAATGCGTAATCTTATATTTAGCACCAAAATTATCTAAACTTTCTAATTCTGCCGCCTTTTCAGTAGCCTCTTCTTCCGTTTCGAAGATTTCAACTCCCTCAAATGTATAATCTTTGGAAACATAGATTCTCTCTAAAACGTTTCCATCTACTACTAATTGTTTTGTTATCTTAAACATATTATATTATTTTATTATCCTGTTGCAGTTGAACCGAATCCACTTTGTAATCCTGCAAAATTTGTTTTAGCTCTTGCAAAAATAGTAGCTCCAGTTTTATAGTTTAATGTATTAGAACTATATGCAGCAAAAGTTGCTAATATAGAACTAAATCCACTATCAGATGCTATCTGTATATCATAAGAATAGTTTGCAGTAATCGCTGTTGAACCAGGTGAAACTACCGCTGAGTTTGTACTCAAAGTTAATTGTTTGTATGTATTTCCTCCAATAGTTACCGTACCAATTGATATAGTTGGGTTAGTTGATATAGAATACCCCGCTAATGAGTTTGCACCCTTATTGTGGGTAACGAATCCATTTACTATGTATGTATCCACATCTTCCACATCTATCGATACAACCTCTAATGTCGATGCCTGAACCTCGTTCGCAATTATCTCTACTTCTTCTATACTATTTTCTCCTAATACTTTTATAAGTTTATCTCCAGGTTGTAATAATCCTAATGGTTTAAATTTATAAACTTCTTCATTCATATCCCAAACCATCATTGGATGTTCACCATTTCCCCTAACATCTCCTTTTGCAGTTCTTACAATATTCCATCTATCAACAAATGTATATGCCACATCTTTTACATAAGCAGGAACTAATATTCCTCCTGGTGTATAATATTCCCAATCGTAAAAGTTAAAATCATCCGCTGCGTTGAAGTGAGGAGGGTAATATGCTTTTACAACATCTTCTTCAACCAAATCCCCTGCTTTCTTAAATGTACCATCCCACATCTCAACCATTTCATCTAAATGTAAACATAAACCACTAGCTCCGGCATAATCATCTACATTGTAAATGGTTTTTGTCATAGCTACGTTATAGTTTGAAGCATGGTCATTATAAAGGTCTCTAAATGTTGCAGTTAAGGTTCTTGCAGTTGGTGCAGCTAAAGTAGATGAGTTACCTACAGCCGCAGCAGTTACAGATGGATTATATGGAGGTAGAGATTGAATTGTAAACTCTGCCCCCGCTGATAAACTCCATGTGAAGTTATTATATTGTGAACCTACTCTACTTAAGAATCTACTTCCCGCATTTGTAAAGTTCATATTATATGTTTCCGAAGTTGATTCCTTTACATAAGTGAATCCAGATATAGTTGAAGTTACCGCATCTATTGTAAAATCCGAAAATGCAATTGGACCGGTTGTTGTGCCTGCCGCAGTAGCAATAGAATAGTTAGAAGTAGCCGTATTACCTGTCGCTGCTTTTAAATTCGATAATTCTAAATTGTCTCCCTGAACTCTAGGCATTATATAAGTTTGTTAATTGTTCTTTCCAACTTTGTTTTGTATTGAAACGTTGTGCTAATAAATATTTAAATTTATCAAACTCTTCTTTTTTCTCTTCATATCTGAGATACCCAATACTATCATAAATATCTTTAAATTCTTCTTTAGTACTAGCTCTAAACTTATAAGGTATATCTTCACACCAATCCTTTGAAATAATTGGTAATTTTCCCCAATCTAAACTTTGAAATATGGAGAACCCAAATGGCTCAGCAGAAAATGCACAATGAGATATACCCCAATCCATACCATAATATATTTCTTCAAATGGGCTTTCATATTGAATTTGTTTTAAGTTCTTAAAGTTTATATCAGTTGTATGTTTCCATGTCTTCTGAAAGGTTCTTATATTAGTAAACATAAATCCTCCCAATTGGTCTAAATAATGTGGGTTCTTTCTACTCTCACATCTCGCAGTAAATCCTATAAAGTTTGAATCAGTTAATTCTTTGTTATGTATAAATTCATAATAAGATGTGATATTAACTGCTCCGTTAAACTTTTCTCCTTTTAATTCATATAATCCTATCCATACTTTGTTTTTAGCATAAGATAGTATTTCCGTTTCCCACTTTTGAGAATAATAAGGAGTCCATCCAAATGGTAAATCACTTATACCTGTTTCTACTACAACCTTATCTAAACAATTGTGGATTATATAAGAATGTATTTTATCTTTGTTCTCTTCTATTAATTCCAAAGGAGTGTAGTGAGCATGTAATATATTAACTCTCCTACACTCTCTAAACTTTTCTTCAAAAATATCTCTGTGATTTCCGTTCTCATCGTTATACCAATAGTGTTCGATTGGTATATCAAAATTAAAATCAGTTGGTTTAGTTCTATAAATAAGTAAAACTGGCTGAGTGCTTAAGTCTTTACTTACTTCACTCAACCAGTTGTTTACCCAAATATCTACTCCCGTACTGATTTTACCTATTCCTGTGGTAAAATAAACATCGTACATCTTATAACCCTCTTGCTCTTTTTAAATTTTCTACTTCTGATTTTAAGTTATCGATTTGTACTTGCTGCTCTTTCATACCTTCGATAAGAAGTGCAACTAACTTATCATACTTAACCGCTTTATATCCACTTTCTCTCGTCTGAACTAATTCTGGAAGTATCTCCTCAATTTCTTGTGCGATAACACCCACATCATGTCCTTCGTGTCCATGTAATTCAACGTTTGAAATCCAATCAAATTCGTATCCACCTATTTTTAATACCTTAGCTAATGCGTTTGGTATATTTTTGATATTCTCTTTAAATCTTCTATCAGATGAAGAGTAAGCTACGATATCGTTTGCCGCATCTATTCTACCACTTGTACCACTTGCATTAACACCAATTCCTAAAGAACCAAATCTCACGTTTGATGTAGTAGCAATATCCTGTGGTAATGTTAATGATGCAGTAAATGCTCCCGTTGCAGTTACACCACCTACAGTAATCTGATTAGCAGTTCCTGTTATGTTACTTGCTCTAGATAATGTTGGGATAACTAATGTCGCAACACCGGTTGATGGATTGATTGATACCTCACCACTAACCCAGTTAGCAACAGTTACTCTAGCTCCATTAGTAAAGTGTGTAGAACCGGTATTCAATGAAACAGCATCAGCCGCTACCGAAATACCATCTCCTGCTCCTACCGCTAAAGTATGAGCCACACCTTCACCACTCGTTGCTCCACCGGTTAAACCAGCTCCAGGATTAATAGTAGCTACATAATCTCCTGTCGTATCAGTTCCTAATGCAACTGAATTCGCTTGAATTGTAGCAGTACCATTGGATGCAATTAATACATCTCCTTTGATATATGATACAACCGCTTGCTGAGAACCTGATTGGAAGTGAACTGATTGTGTATCAATTGTAAGTGTTGTATCAGTTTGGTTACGGAATACTGAACCACTCATACCACTACCCGCTATTACATTAAATTGTAAATCTCCTTTGTGTAGAGTTGCACTTACTTCTCCCCTAAAGTTAGAAGCCGATGCACTTACAAATCCACTTGCGCTCATATGGAGAGATGCAGTTACCGAACCAGTTACTCTTAAGTTATTAGAGAACCATGCAGTAGAACCTGTTATAGGTCCAAAGAATGATGAAGAACCATACGCACCTTCGCCCTCTATTCTCAATCCACTAGCAGTTATTACACCACTCGCAGAAATACTATTGTTAAATGTAGCTAATCCGTCTAATATTGAATTACCCGTTGCTCTGAAGTTTCCGTTTGATTGGATACCTGCTCCTGATATTGAATTACTAGCTGAAATCGTACTTCTAAATGTAGCCGCACCTATAGTTAATTGAGTTCCATCAAATTGAACATTTGATAATGCTCTAATTTCACCTGCTGACCAAACACCACTACCTGTGATACCCTTACTTGCAGAGATGTATTCTTTACCACTTATGTTTCCAACTACTTCTAATGCCCCACTTATGTTTGTAGCGTTTTGTACAAATAATGCAGATGCACTAATTGTATTACTTGCAGATACTGCACCTCTTATCGAAGTTGCACCTTCTACAAATAATGCTCCACCACTAATGTTTCCACTAGCAGATATGTGATTAAATGATGCTGTTTGTGCTACTATTATTGTAGATGAAGTAATTGCTCCGTTTACAAACAATCCACTACCTAATCTCATATTAGTTTCAGCATTCGACCATGAGAAGAATACGTTAGCACCACTTATGAATAAACCTGCTCCGTTTGCAGCAACCGATGTAGTTGAACCACTAGCGATTTCAATTAAACGGTCTTCAATTTTTAAATCTGAAATTTGAAGTTGAGTCGTTGTACCCAATACATTCAAGTCACCTTGTATAGTTGTTACAGATGAAACTCCTGTTCCTGCAACGGTTATAGCATTTTTTAATGAAGATGAATATACTTCTAATGCACCGGTTGCCTGATTAACTTGATTTCTAAATGTTACTAAGTTGATACCATTTATCGTACTTGCATTGAAATCACCATTTACGGTAAAGTTCTTATCTAAGTACATATATTGTTCAG